TATACTATAGGGGTATTGCATAGCAATCGTAAATTTAGGGGGTCGGGGGCAAAGCTCTAAGGCGTTTGCAAGTTTGAAAATCTCTTAGTATCTCTTGTTGGGGGGCGGTGGGCGGTAGGATAACCGCCCAAGATTAATCTAGTAAGCTTCTATAAGTTCTTGATCTAGTGTTTTAAATTCACTATTTGTATTAGGATAGAACATTACATCAAAGCCCCAATACACTTCAAGATACCAATCTTGAATATTTTCATGCATTGAATAACTCTTTGGATATCCGCCTAGTGAATAATCAAGGCCCCAATCATGATGTGGGCAAGCTTCAAAGCCTACGTGAATTCCTTTTTTATCATCTGTTAATCTTATAAAGGTTTCACTATCCGCATAACTTGGATCACCAAACATTGTTGAAGCGTTTTTTCTTAATGCCTTATAAAGCATTTTAGAAGCCTTGATCATATCTATTTTTTTAGATGTGAAGTTAGGTAGGTTTTTTAATCTAGTCATTTATTCTTTCCTTTCTGTTAATGTAGGATAAATCCTACACTATAAAAATAATATTTGTCAAATAAATAATTAATTAATTAATATTTGACTATGGGATTTTATAGGCTATACTTTCGTTATTAACGAAAGGAAGAATAACTATGAGAAAACTAACTAAAAAAGAAGCAATCAACAAAGGCTTAAAAGTTCAAAAGCTTTTGTCATGGATTGAACTAGAAAAGAAAATAAAGCTTATGAGACTGCAAGCGGATCTTTTGAGGGAGGATAGTCTTGTTGATGGTTTTATGTCATTACAAAATGAAGATGACATTATCATTGGCAACAAGATTAAACTTAAGAATGTGATATCAACTAGATTTAATTCTACTGAGTTTAAAAAAGATAATCCTAAAATATATGCTAAGTATCAAAATCAAATAGTACATAGCATTAAGAAAGATCTAATATGAAACAGTTAGATTTATTTGATGTTAAGTATACCTACACCCATTTAAAAGATGATGTAGTAAAATTTGATCCTTATAATAAGCCATGGCATAGGTGGGTAAGTGATAAGGCTAAGCATTTTACTAGGGAAAGCTTAGATATTCATAATTTGAGTTATTCAGACCTATCAAAAGGCTATTAACAAATAAAATAAAGGGGGCAATCACGCCCCCTTTTTAAATCTATCTGATTAAATCCCAAGTAAGCCCAAGCCCGCAATCATACAATAAGCGATCTAATCCTTTTGTTAAGGGTTTGATTTCATATGTTTCGTCCTCTTGATCATCATAAAAATAAACTTGAATTCCTTTTATTTTAAAGGCGGGAGTTTTATCATCATCAAAATGTTTCTTTTGTAATTTGTTAAAAGCCTCTATGCCCGCAAGCGATAAGTAAGGAACAAACCACCCGTTCCACCGTTCATGCTCATAATAAAAGCCCTCAATATAATCATCACCCCAACAATCAAAGCCAAATTTACCTTTTATTAATGTATCAGGGATTTGATCTGTAAATGTAAATGATCCATCTAAATAGCTTTTAATAAATTCATCATCCATTTTTAAAGATAATCCAAAGCCACCCCCAAGCGGATGAAATTTTAATTTATTCATAGATAAATCAACACCATCAAGATGAAAGTAATTACCATCTTTAAATATATAGGCGTGTTTTAAATCATTATAAAATTGTGTAGGTAATTTTTTAGTCATTTTTTATTCTTCCTTTCATAAATATTTACTTGACTATATCCCATATTTACCCATAATCAAAGCATAAATATAGAAAGGTAAGTAAGATGAATACAGATTTTAAACTAAATAAAACTTCAAAAATGAGTGCTTTTAGTTTTTCTTTAGATGCTAGAAATTGCGTTACAGGCTCAAAGCTTAGAAAAATTAAAGGCTCAGTTTGTGAAAAGTGCTACGCTTTTAAAGGTAGATATCCTACGCCCTCAGTTAGAAAGAATAGAGAAACAAACTTAAACCACTTTAATAATAAATACTTTGTTGAAGTAATGGCCTTTAAATTACAACATCAAAAGTTTTTCAGATGGTTTGATAGTGGGGACTTGCCCGATATGGAGGGATTAAAAAAGATTGTCAAAATTGCGGAACTGACACCCGATACGAAGCATTGGCTACCTACTAGAGAAATAAAACTTATTCAAAGATATTTAAAAAATAATACATTTCCAAAAAATCTAGTTGCTAGAGTGTCCGCACCGATGGTCGATGGACCACCGCCAAAGGGATTTCAAAACACGTCTACAGTTCATAAGGATAAAGACCCAATTGGCTTTGATTGTGTCTCAAGATTTCAAGGCAATCAGTGTTTATCTTGTACTGCTTGTTGGGATAAAAGAATAAAGAATATAAGTTATAAGGTGCATTAAAAATGAAAACTAAAAACATTGGTGACAAATGTATCACTTGCTTTAGTGATACATCATTTGGTAGCGGAAAATTTGTTAACAGAATTCCCGCTGAAGATGATCAACACGAGGGGTATATGTGCCCCGAATGTCAAATGATTGAATGTGATGATTGCAACGAGTCGATCCTTGATTATGTATCAACGGTTGAGGGGGCTTTTGTTTGTGATGATTGTTTTAAAAAGGGAGGATATAAAGCGATATGAAAAAATTCAAAGTAACTTGGGTACAAGGTTATTGTTGCCCCGACGGATATTCGGAGGAAAAAACACTTAAAGAAATATTAACTTTTGATTTATCCGCCTACCTTGGGGATGATTACGAAGAACAATTCGAAAATATAAAACTAGGGGAAACATTCACCGTATGTGGCCCGCTAGGTTTAGAAATTGTAGATTATAAAAGAATAGAATAGGGAGGCTCAGGACAAAAATGAATAGTACCGAACGCAAGCACAGGCAGAACCTGGACTCCATCCACAAGCTGATCCAAGACGCACGCAAGCGCATGCTCAAGCACGAGCCAGGGACAAGGGCCCAGGAACAAGCTTGGGTCAAGCTCAGGCATTTAATTATAATGAGGGACCAGGGACAGGCTTGGATACCGAAATTTTAATGCTTGACTTTTCCTGGGAGTATCCTATAGTATCCCATAAGAAAGGAAGAATATTATGAAAATGATAAACTCAGATATCGAAGTAGTTAGCGTCGGAATAGGCTCAACCTTCGATCCAGATAACGGAAAGTACGAGTCCGGTATCTTACTAGTAGTGCTCAAGGACGAGGATGGTACTACCACTTCAGTTAAGTTGGAGTGCAACGTCAAAGAGCTGCGGTCCAAGTTCAAGCAAGAAAAAATTCACCAGAAAATGCTTGAGATATACGGAGGTGACAAGCAGAAACTGAACCAGGCTATAAAAGCCATGGCTAAAGAGAACCCAAGCTGGGTTAAATAAATTCAAGAGCCTCGGAGAAATCCGGGGCTTTTTTAATTCCTGGAAAAATATAAAATTAATTAAGGAACATGCACAAGCACACGCTCAAGCGCAGGCTCAAGCTCATGCGTCCATGGTTGGTGGACCACGAACAAGGGTTCAACAGAAGTGAAATCAGTCGCAAGCTCACGCACCACGGACCCTGGATAAAAATAAACCGCCCTCTGTTCGACCCCCTTTGCCATAATAAAATTATCCTGACATAGAGAATAACGCTTTAAATTCCATGAAATTTGGAAAGGCGATAGATTAAGTTTGTTTCCTTTTGTTAGTTTCAATTCGCACCAAAAAGAAATATTACGATTGAATTTTTTTGATTTAAAAACTCCCAATAAATCGGGAATACCAGGTGTCCCGTATGTTTCTATACGGGTCCAAAATATACTAGGAGTGATCGACCTAACATTCTTCCAAAAGGTTGACTCCCTTCCTCGATTTACGGAAGGGGTGGTTGTTTTCTTTTTTCTGTCTTTTGATGATTGTTTCTCTTTTTTCAACAATACGGATCTCCTCTCCTTCGACAAGGCAAAGTCTAACTCCGAGTTCTTTTTGTTTTGGTTTAAGTTTATTTCCTGCACCACCAACCGACTTGCCATTTACAATTCTACTTCCATTAGAGGTTTTAACATCAAGAAAATGAGACCTTCCATTCTTAGGATTGACAACAACAATATCTATGGGGCCTTGCTCACATACATTAACAAATACCAAGTATCCTTCTTCAAGAAACTTGTTGATCGCTTTGTTCTGACTGATCGTCGCTTTGTACTGCCTTGGATCCATTGTCCTCCAAATCAGTAGGGGTGCCTTCAATGATAACTGTTTTTTTCATTTTTGAAAGCATTTCAGATACCTCTTCTAAACTTAAAGAGTCAATACTCTTGTCTCTAACTTTTTCTTTCTTCTCATAATATCCTGCAGCTTTACCTCTACTAATCTCTGCAGCTAAAGCAGTCTTGAGATCTGGTTTCATATCAAACTCAACTATATCTTTAGCTTCTGGATTTTCAGCACGAAGACCAATCTCGTGTAGTCTTCTCATGTGAGTAGCCGGTGAGATTTTGTACTTATTCCAGAGATCCTCTTGTAGAGCTCGAATATAAGCATGAACTTTGGGAAACTCTTTTGCACTTTGTAGTTTAGAGGCAGTTATTCTAGCCGAGTGTTCAGAATATCCTGCCATAATTGCACATTCAGTAGCAGTCTTTCTATTCTCTTGAGCAACTAAGTGATGACAAAACTCTATTTGTTTTGCAGTCAATTCATCTCGCATTTCAGCAAGTTCTTTTGTCAGGACGATATCGTCCCCTGGTTTTCTAAATTTCATAATACAAATATTATATAGTGACAAATGTTGAAAAATAAAGAAAAAAGTAAAACAAAATGACAACCCCTGCTCCCCTAGTGGGGTTGGTAAAGACTGTGTATAGTCTTCTGAAGAACGGGTGAAGAACGAGTAAATTTACAATAAACTACTGTATCTACTGTATATATAGGGTATTGAAGAACGGAAGAACGAGATTTAGGTTTTTTAAAAATTATTTTTTTTTTACTCAGGATTTGGCACTATAGAGTCTTTATGCTATAATCCTGGGCAGTGGTCAGTGGTTCGTGATTAGTTATCCTTTCCTAATCGCTTTTATTCCCTCCTTTACATTTACTTACCCATTGACCACTATCTAAAAACAATATAATATCCTATATAGAAATGGACATAACAATTAACATTAAGACAAATAAAGGTAAAGAATACTCTTGTACTTTTATAGGAGATAAAGAGAAGATCTTACCTTCCATGCAAAACTACATCAAAAAGAATAGAGACAATCAAGTCAATGTAGTTTTCAGCAGTGATGAAGAAAAAAGTCACTTTACCTACCCAGAATTGTTTAGTCCTATAGAATAGGAGAGAAATATGGACGACATAAAAATAGACAAAGGTATTCCATTACCGCAAAAAAGAACTCGAATTATTAAAGCGTATGATCTTTATCAAAAAATGGAAGTGGGAGACAGTGTTCTCATCAAAGAGTCAGAAAGGACAAAGCTCCATGACGCCATTAGAGTAATGGAAGGAACATCTAAAGGAAAACTTTCGACTAGAAGAGAGGACAATGGCTTTAGAGTATGGAGAATAGGAAGAAAGGAAAGGTTGTGATGAACTACAAATTTGATCATATAGCAAAAAGACTATTAACAGAACATGGGTGGCTTCGTGTTCCCTGGTTCGTGCCCCAATCACAAGAGGACAAGAAAGAAAACCTCATACAAAAACTCAACAAGTTAGAAAGGATAATCAAAAATGGTCGTTGATGTGAGATCGAGTGAAAGTGTTTACATAACAATCAATGATTGGGTGTATTACATAGACGATTCAACAGGGGAACAAATAATGCATAAGTGGAGGAAGAAAAAGAAAAGGTTAAGTAAAAAAGATCGCTTCTGGGAAGACATGGAGAAAAGGTATGAGGTACGGTAGAAACGGAAAACTGTTTCCTCTAGAGATGAACCAGAAATCTTTATTTTATTTGCAGATGTTTTTGCATGAATACAAAGATAAAGGACTGCGGAATACCGACGAGAAGCGACGAGCCTACGATCATGCCCTGGACCAGATACGCAAAGGGATTAATGGAGTGTATGCGCATCAATCCATGAATGGTCTACGACCACCAAGAACATATAACTTTAGGAGTAAATAAAATGGGAGTAAAAAATCCAATTTATGATTATAGTGACAGAAGATATTCAGTTAGACTGAAGAAGCAGGAAGCAAAACGCAAAAAAGCACGAGAGCTCGCACATAAGATGTTAGGTAAGAATTACTTTACCAATATACGAAAGGAAAACAAATGTATAAATATTTAGACATACCAGGTTGGTTCAATATGCATGATGCTATGATGAACTTGGTTAAATACTGTGAAGACGGTGATGATATCGTCGAAATAGGGTGCTTTGCCGGAAGATCGACAAGATTTCTCTGTGACGCCCTAGAATTGAGTGGAAAACACGACGTTAAGGTCCATGTGATAGATACTTTTGAAGGTTCGGGTATGGAACATGCCAACGTCAATTTAAACCCCCTGTGGGACGATTTTTGCAGGAATTTAGACGATCATATCAAAGCAGAAAGGTGCATAGTAAATGTTAACAGATCCGATAATGCCAATATTCTTAATTCTTTTGATGATGGCTCTGTATTTGGGGTCATAGTAGACGGAGCACATACCTATGAAGCGGTGAAAGAAGACATTATTAATTGGTGGCCCAAGGTAAAGGATGGTGGAATGATGGTCGGAGATGATGTATCTTTAGAGTCTGTAAAGCAAGCTGCTTTAGATGGATTTGCACACCATGGACTTAAAACATATAACATTTGCAAAGGGGTTGAGGGATGGTTCTCTCAGATAAAAAACGACCGAAGCAACGAGATGACCGACAGCCTGAAGCTAATCCCAGGTCAAAACTGTATGAAGTTAGATGGTTAGATGCTTATGAAATGGAATCAGGGTGGCATAGTTTGAAAGACGCACTTAAAATTACACCACCCGAGGTTCTATCAGTAGGGTACGTCCTGAAAGAAACAAAAGAATATCTCTTATTAGCTGCCGATATAGGTTCTGATAAGATGGA